AAGGATTTAAACCTATGGTAAGGTCAAAAATGTCTGAAGATGAGGGTAGTGTTTACGCACGTGCAGTTAACTGCGCCTTACACCATATTGAGATGGTGCTAACATTGGATATCCCCACGATGAGTGAAGGTGATGAGCAGGATTTTTATGATTGGTATAAGCTTGTGAAATTAGAACTGCAAAAGCTATGAAGGTGATATACGAATTCACGGATGATGACTATGAGGAATTGGAGTTATTCCAACAATCTCGAAAACTATGGGTGACCTTTTGGGAGATAGAGCAGGAGATGCGCAGTTGGGTGAAATACAATAGCCAAAATCTTTCATCTGAACAACTGGATGGTGTGGATAAATTCAGAACACGTTTCTACGAGATAATAAATGAAAATCAAATAAAGTTAGACTGATGGAAGAAAAAGAAGTTAACCCAGCTACACAATCAACATTCACCATCGCAGTGTTATTCGGTATGTGGCTACAACAAAAGGAGCAACGTAAACGATTAGCAAAGGCAAAAATCACCGAACTTTTCACCGAATGGATTACCGAACTTGAAAAGAAACTACCCGACAATGAATAAGATAAAAGTATCACTTGACTATAACACCATTACGGTAAAGCAGTATGTTGACTTTATCTCGAACGAAGGTAATGAGGTAGGTCAAGTGTCCGCTATTCTCGGACAGTCAAAAGACTTCGTTCGTCAACTTGCACCTGATCAATTGCAAAATGCAATCAATGCATTTAAGTCAGTCATTGAGCAACCGCAAGCAAACAAGCAAAATAGATGGAAGGACTATGGATTTGTACCAGACATCAACGCTATCTCATTTGGTGAATGGTTGGACTTGGATAGCAACTGCAAAGACTTTCCCAAGAACCTTAATAAAATACTATCCATTCTTTATAGACCAATCAGCAACCAACTTGGCAATAAGTACGGAATAGAACCGTACACTTCAGCACATCTAAAAAATGCTGATGACTTCAATGAGATGCCTTTGGCAATTGCAAACGGTGCGTTGGTTTTTTTTTCGACTATCGAAAGAGAATTGGTGAACACTTCGCTTCAGTATTTGGATTCACAAGTGACGAAGAATCTGAAGGAGGCGATGACGATGATGGAGGAGGAGTTGCAACGAGTGAACTCTCATCAAAGTACGGATGGTTCCACGTTATAGAAGAACTTGCAGATAGAGACGTGACAAAGTTTGATGCCATCACTAACACACAAGCTTCTACCATCTTTGCGCATCTATCGTATCGCATTGACTATTTCAACTTTCAAAAGCAATTACTGTCTAAAAACAATAACTAATGCTACTTAATTAATATGAGCGCATCTTCACTTTATACTTACAACGTTGTTATTGGAAAGTTTCAAGACTTCGCCAATAGTCACGCATTAATACGTAGGTTCACACACGGCCAAATATCCCAAGCGGATTTAGAAAAGGAAGGTGAATGGCCCTGGATGCACGTTACCCCTACTTCATTTTCATTTGATGCTGGTTCATTAACGTATTCGTGGGATGTCTATTTTTCCGACATACCACGTGACAAAGAAGAAAAGACTGAATATCAAAGGCAGTCAATGAGTGAGTGTATCCAGTTGGCAGGTGACTTTGTTAATATGTTGGAAAATGGAACAATCTTCGATGAGTCAGTTGTATTGGGTAAACCAATCAGCGCACAACCTTTCATTGAGGAATTTAGCCACGTGTTAACTGGAGTTCAATTATCAATTGATATTACAGTTGATTATTTGTGGAACGCTTGTGACATTCCTTATATTGGCGACTGATGAAGAAGCTACAATACACAACCAATGATCCATCAGCTACTACCGATTACTTGGCAGCTGACAACACTTGGAAAACAATACCAGGCGGTGGCGGTGGTAGTGGCATCCCAAAGGGGACAACTTCGGGAACTGATACCTATACAACTACTATAAGCGGTATAACTTCATTGAGTGACCAAGATGCTTTCTTAATTCGATTCGCTACTGGCAATACAACGGGATGCACCTTAAATATCAATTCACTTGGGGCAAAAACTTTATATCGCAATAACGATGGTGCGTTAATTGGTGGAGATATTGTGAGTGGTGCTGAAATGTTCTGCATTTATAACACAACACTAAACGGATTTCAAGTGATTGGAACTGCTCCAAATACTTTGCTCGCATACGTGACCAATGCTGATTCAGTTACTATCACAAAAGGACAACCAGTGTACGCATTTGGTGGACAAGGTGACAGATTAACCGTGAAACTTGCCTCTAATTTAACTGATGCCACTTCAGCGCAGACCGTTGGAATTGTATTAAGTTCGTCAATTGCTGCCAATCAAAAAGGCTTAATCATTGTTAATGGTCAATTAGATGGATTAAACATTTTCCCTACTTCAACTTGGGCAGATGGTGACGCTGTTTATCTTGGTGCAACTGCAGGAACGGTGACCAAAACAAAACCTTCAGCACCTAACCATCTTGTATATCTTGGATTTGTAACGACTGCCAACAATGGCAGTGCAGGTCGTATGTATGTACGTGTTCAAAATGGTTATGAATTAGATGAAATTCACGATGTTAAGATAGCATCGGTTGCCAATAACGATGGGTTGTTCTACAATTCATCTAATGGACTTTGGGAAAATAAACAACTCAAAACATTTAATGGCAATTCAATTATAGGCTCAGGAACTGAATTGGTTTTCAATTACGATCGTGCAAGATTTGGTATTGAAGGGTTCAGCGATTTCATTTCACCTGCTGCAACCAATAACGCTATTGATTCAGCTTACACGGTCTTTACACAAGGCTCAGGAGCAACGGCATTAATAAGCGCATTACCTTCGGTTCGTGCCACAAATCAACAAGGCTTTATTCAACCTGCAACCGGTACAACTGCAACTGGTGCGGCAGGTATATTTAGCACCACAAGTGGTAGTAATTTTTTAGCGTTGGGAGGTGGAGCATTTAGCTTCACAACATCTATTTTAATTCCAACGTTAAGCACATCAGTTGAAAGGTATCGCATTGTTCTTGGTATGGGTACATCTGCCATTAACGCATCTGATCCAACTGGTATCTTTTTTACTTACGATGAAGGTGGTATTCAAAATGGTACATCTCCCTCTCCAAATTGGCAATGCATAACGGCAGTAAGTTCAGTTCGTACGTTAACGACTACAAGTGTGGCAGCTTCAACAACGGCGTGGCAAAAGTTCACGATTGAGATTAACGCAGCGTCTACATCAGTTCAATTCTATATTGACAATGTGTTGGTGGCAACCCACACGACTAATATACCAACTGGGGTGAGTCAGGCAATAATACCAAAAATCCAAATTGGTAAATCAATAGGAATAACTGCACGTAGTTTCTTTGCGGATTACTTTGGATATAAACAAACATTCACAACTCCAAGAATATGATATTAACGAAGTATAGAATGATTACGGAGAATGGCTATATTGAAACCTTGGATATGGCAGAGGCTGAAGCTTATGGCAATTATATAATAGTTACAGAGGAAGTTGCAGATGGCGAATAATCCACTAACACAATTGATGAATGACTTTGGTCAAGAGGTTGTCGAAAAGGCAATGCTCAATCTTGGTGTGTATAGAACTGTCAATGGAAAGAAAAGAAGGGCGGTGGCATCTGATACCTTACGCAAGTCATTAGCATTTAGATACGACAACAAATACAAGCGCATTGACTTCTTTGCCAAAGGTAAAGCTTCTGATTATGCTGACTTTGTTGAGCAAGGGGTAAACGGAACTCGCAGTAGTGTGAATTCTCCTTACTCTTTTCGTTCTGGTAGTGGTGGCGGTGGAGGCAAAGGAATGGGTACAATGCAGACGGCCATTTACAACTGGATGAAGGTTAAACGCATCCAACCACGTGAACCAAATGGATCGTTTAAAAAGTTCAAAACACCAAAAGCGAAAGAGGCTGCAATGGAGGGAATGGCATTTAATATAATGAGGGCAATACGAAGGAGGGGAATACCTCCACTCTTTTATTATAGAGATGCAGTCAATGAAACATTGGTTGATTTTAATGATAAATTCATTGAGGTATTAAAGAGCGAAATCACAATAGCAATTGAAGAAAATTTATCAGGCACAATTAAAGTATAAATATGGCATATAACACGGCAATAAGAGGACTAACCGCGCAAGGCAATACTGAATTGAAAGGTATGTGCTACTCAAATAACGATGTTTCATTTACGATGACATCAACGGAGTTTGCTAATCCTGGATTCAAATACATTGTTGAAATAACTGATTTGAATACAACGGAATCGTATAAGTTTTACATCGCACCTAATGCAGTTGGTAGTGGTGTGTTCAATGCTAAAACGATTTTCAATCAACTCATCAAAACCAATGTGACCATTGATGACACTGATAACATCTTGTTGCAGATAACTGAACCAATATTGGTGAGCAATAATTTAGTCAATAAATTTACAATTGATTTGTATGAAGGTTATGAGGTGGCTGGAGTGTTCACTGAAGATCCATCAGTAGCCGTTCAATACACATTGATGTGTGTTTATGGAAAGGGCAAGAGCAATTACTTGGTAATGGGTACGGCATCAACTCCTCCCATTGCACTATCGCAGTATTACGACAATACACTTGGGTTCGGAAATGAAACGGTTGCAACTCGCATTAATATTCCTTTGACATTGCAACAAGAGGTTATCAATTGGCAGCGTGTTTCAAGGTCAAATGTGAAAGGTGCAATGGATTCAGCATATAAGATAATGAGTTGGATTGCTGATGATGGCACTTACATAAATGATAATTATCAATACAGACAAAACACGGCTTTTCGTTATGACTTATACGATGCAGATTATACTTTAGTCACTACCTTTGACATTCCTTTTACTACAGCCGTAGGAGCAATTTTGCACATTCCCGTAGGTCTTAAGAATTTAGTTGATGGCAGTTACATAACGCAAGAAGAAGCTGATTCTACAATCTTTTGGACATTGTATATATATGGTGGCCCAGTTAATGTTCAATGGAGTGCCAAATACGGATTTTATATTGATGAAGATTGCAGACATAACCCAGTACACTTGTATTGGTTGAACCAAATGGGAGGATGGGATAGTTACTCTTTCATCAAGAAAAATGAAAGGTCAATTGATGTAGAAAAGAAACGTTATAAAAGCTATCTTGGAAATTATAACACGGCAGATGTAAGCACTCCTTTTGACACTAAAAATTATTCACGTGCATTAACCGAGCGTGAGCCAATTATAAAAACTTTCATCAACTTAACAAGTGATTGGTTAACGGAGAGTGAATACAAGGCAATGAAAGATTTGTTCTATTCAAAGTCGGTGTGGATGGTAGATGACAACGTTGATGGGTACAACATTTTGCCAGTAGTGGTAGAAGATACCAACTACTTAATGAAGCGTGAACGCAAT